GTTATCGTATAAATTTGTCAAAAACAAATACGAAGATTTCATTTTGTTTTCTGCAAAGTTAAGAGGCAATGACAAGAAACAACGCATCATTCAGATTCGGGCCATTGAAAGGGAACTGTTTGCCTTGATTGAAAAGAACCCAAAGGACAAAAGGATTGATGATTTAGCTTACACTTACAGAACATTTTTAATATAAATTTAAACCCAAAAAAACCCAAAAATTATGAAGAAAACAGATGAAAGAATCGTTCAAGTTAAAAAATACTTGCTTGAAAACTACAAAAACAAAGTAATTTCTTACGCTACAATCAAAAAAGATTTTGCGGATATTCACCAAAATCCAATGTCTTTTTACCGATTTGTTTATGCTGGTGTCCTTGATACCATTTCGCCAGCTCACTACAAAATGAATGACCGTTTTGAAAAGACAAGTTGTTTGGAAATCCGTATTTTGTCAAATAATACAATCACACAAAAAAGAAAAATAAGAGAAAAAAACGCAAAAGAATTGACAAAAGAAATACCAACCATTTTTGATGACAAACTGGTGTTGAACGAAATCAATGCAATTGCTTTGTTGAAAAGGTTAGGTTATAAGATAATGAAACCAACAACTAACTTTGAAGAAATTTAAACCCAAAAAAACCCAAAAAACAAATGGAAAAACAACTAACACACTGGAAAAAATTACAGAATCCTTTATATTTAGGATCGTATGACTTTCAACCAAACGAAGAAAGAACAGTCACAGTCAAAGATGTCAAACGTGAAATGGTCAAAGGCCAAGAAGGAACTGAAGAACACACCATTGTTCACTTCGTTGAAGCTTACAAGCCAATGATTATGAACGCAACCAACAGCAAGATGCTGACCAACCTATCTGGATCACCTTACGTTGAAAAATGGATTGGCACATCATTTAAGTTAGTGGTTGTAAAAATTAAAGCATTCGGTGAATTTATTGATGCTTTGCGAATCAAGTCGGAAAAAGTTACTAAATTGCTCCCGGAACTGGTCCTTGATAGTGCTAACTTTGTCAAGGTAAAAGAAGCAATCAAGTCTGGCAAATTCACAATGGAACAAGTGGAATCAAAATATAAACTATCAACTGAAGTAAAGGAGGCCATCAATGAATAAGAAATTCAAAATCAGATGCTCACAGATTGGACAAATAATGTCCAACGCAAAAACAAAAGGTGATCTGTCAGCTGGGTGCAAAACATACCTTGAAAATTGGTATGCCAATGACAACGAAGAAATTCATTCAAAATACTTCGACAAGGGCAAAATGGTCGAAAACGAATGTATTGACTTAATGGCTTCAGTTCTTGACAAAGGACTGGCTTACAAGAATGATGAACGTCTTGAAGATGACTATTTCACTGGAACGTGTGACGTGCAACTGGATGACTGCATTGTTGATGTCAAATCTGTTTGGGGCCGCAAAGGACTTCACGCAGCTTGCAACGGATTGGACAAAGACTATGAATATCAGTTGCGTGGATATATGCACTTATATGGCAAACAAAAAGCAATCCTTTTTTATGGCCTTTTAGACACACCAGAGGACTGCAACTATGGAAATGAAGTAATTTATTCAGATATGCCAATTGATGAACGCTGGGTGGCTTATAACGTGGAATCTGATTCAGAAGTGATTCAGGCAATAATTGACAAAGTTGTCAAATGCCGGGAATATCTTCACGAATATGATTTGAAAATCAAAAGTAAGTTAGGAAAAATAAATTAAAAACAAAAACAAAAATGAAAATTACAGGCAAAATCAAAATGATCGGCGAAACTGAACAAGTGTCCGACAAATTCAAAAAACGTGAACTGGTATTGACCACCTATGACAATCCAACCTATCCGCAACAAATTTCAATGCAATGCACAAATGACAAAGTTGTGATGCTGGACAACCTTTCTGTTGGTCAAGAAGTATCTATTGAAGCGAATTTGCGTGGCCGTGAGTGGACCAGTCCAACAGGACAAATCAAATACTTCAACACAATCGAAGTATGGAAGCTTGATGTGGTCGGTGATCCTATCAAACCAGCTGCAACAGTTCCAGATGATGATTTGCCATTCTAAAAAATATTGCTAACTTTATAGCAGAATTTTCTTCTTCGTGTTATTGGTCAGAATAACAATCGCAATAGTGCAATGGTGCACATACGATTAGTCCCCTTTTGTACTGACCTACATCTGGGGGCTTTTCGTTTAATCTACTTACTTATGAAAATGCCATTCGGGAAATATAAAGATAAAAACATCACAGACATTGATACATCGTATCTGAACTGGCTGTTGAATAACACAACAAAATTGGACTACTACCTTAAAAAGTACATTCAAAATCATCTTGAAAGTCTTGAAAATTCTTTTGTTGATCCCAATGCTGAAGCAATCAAAAAGATATATTATCAACTTTCAAAGAAATACCATCCAGATATGGGCGGATCAAACGAAGCAATGAAGGCAATTAACGAATTTTACAACCTATTAAAAAAATGATATTTCAATACTATCCCAGCGACATCAAGCAATCAATTCCCATTGGGAACATTGAACTGGACACATTCCTGAAGGTCATCAAAAACCCCAAGCCAGAAACAAAACAGCTATTTGAACAGATTCTGATCGCACACGAAAACAATGATCTGAAGCTGAAAGGTGAACTGAAAACTAAATTATACTATTTTACACCTTGCGTGTCCGTCAAAGGCAATAGAAAGTATGACAACATACAATCATTCACCGGCCTTCTTGTTTTGGACTTCGACAAGCTTGGAATCGACTATGCCATTGAGTTCAAACAATACTTATTTGATACCTATTCTTTTATCATTGCTTCGTGGTTGTCAGCTTCAAAACACGGTGTCCGGGCCTTGGTGTCAATACCAAAATGTACAACCGTTGGTGAGTTTAAAGAATACTACAACGGAATTGAAAACTTGCTGCAAGATTACAAAGGATTTGACAAAGCCGTTAAAAATTGTATATTGCCGTTATTTTTGTCCTATGATGAAAATATTCTGTGCCGTGACAATTACAGCACATTTTCAAAACGTATCGTGCCAGTCATTCAGCCAGTGATCAAGCAATACATTATCACTGACAAAACAAACAACATCAAAGCAATCATTCATTCAGCTATCAGCAAGATTTCAGATGCTGGTCATCCTATACTTCGGGCAGCTTCTTTTGCCCTTGGTGGATATGTTGGTGCTGGTTATGTGTCTGAAAGTGATGCTTTAATCATTATTGAAAACGAAATTGAAAGCAACAGCTACCTGAAACAAAAGTCAAACGTGTACAAACAAACAGCATTCACAATGATCAAAAAGGGACAATTAACACCGCTATACTTATGAGCAAGTTCAAAGATTTATCCAAATCAAAGATATTCAACCCAATTGACTGGTTCAACTTTTATGGTGAGTTTTCAATAATCTTCACGGGCAACAGAAACGCAAACATCATCAATGAAAATGAAGTTTCTTTCTATTCCGATGAAAATATCCGCAAACCGACATTTGTCCTGAACGCAAAGAATCTGGTCAATGTCAAAAAGGAAAACGAATTTGATCTGGCAACCGGGATTGAAATATCCAAATTTATGCTTCTGACAATCTGCAAATTTAAAGGCAACTATACAACAGCAATGTCATTTGTTTACTACAACTTAATGAAATCAGAGATTCCTTACATCAGAGTTGGAACAGATTATTTCAAAGTAATTGAGAAACCAAACAGATATTCAGGCAAAAACACAATTATCAAGGTTTGGGACAAAGCAACAATCATTGAAGATCACACCAAAGAACTGATTAAATACATTTTTAGATATGACGAATTTACCATTGAACCAAACAACAAAATCTATACACCAGTGATTGATGGCTGCTACAATTTATATTCAAAATTTTCACATTCTGAACACATTGACAACGTCACCATTGATGACATTCCATTTTCAAATGGAATTATGCAACACTTCTTTGGCGAACAAACTGAAGTTGGATTCAGATATATGAAAATTCTTTACGAATATCCAAAGCAAATGCTGCCGATTCTGGTCCTTGTATCTGAAGAACGTGGCACCGGGAAAACAACATTCCTGAACTGGATTGAAATGATCTTTGGCGAAAATTCAATTCTTATTAGTCCAGACGCTTTGACCAGGGACTTCAACGCTTTATATTCAAACAAGAACATCATCTGCATTGATGAAACAATGATTGAAAAATCACACGCTGTTGAGAAACTGAAGTCACTGGCAACAGCCAAATCAATCAGCGTGGCACAAAAATTTGTTTCTGAATACTCAATTCCCTTTTATGGCAAGCTTATTCTTTGCACAAACAAAGAAACTGACTTTATGCGGATTGATGAAGATGAAGTGCGTTTTTGGATTCGCAAGCTTAATCACATTGACAATTTGAACACAATGATTGAAAAAGACATCTTTAAAGAGATTCCCAAATTTCTCAAATACCTTTCATCTTTGCCTGAAATTGACTTCAGCAAATCACGGATGGTTTTCACCAAAGAAGAAATTTGTACCGAAAATTTGATTAATGTTAAAGAAGAAAGCAAATCTGGACTGTTTAAGGAACTTTGTGAACGATTTGAAGATTACTTCAATGAGAAGGAAGTTAATTCATTAGAAGCGACACCAACCGACATAAAAGATAAATGGTTTAGGAATGATTCAAAAGTTTCTGCTTCTTACATAAAAAAGGTGCTAAAAAATGAATTTAAGCTGATTCCCAGTGACAATAAATACTACTATTCCATTTTGAGTGAAACAAGCAATAAAAAGATGGGAAGGTCCTATTTCATTGAGAGAAGCGAATATTTTGACTACAATCCGAAAGAACCGTTTTAAACAATTAAACAAAACGCTAAAAATTTTGTTTGAGGTTAAAGCGTTGAAAATCAGAAATTTAAGCCATTTAAACAATTAAACAAAAAATATCGCAAACCCTTTGTAAAATAAAAAATGCTATGTATTTACTCTTTTTTTCTCTTTTATTTTGTTTAATTGTTTAAATAGTATAAAATATCAATGGTAGTAAGGGATTCCGTTTAAACAAAATTTAAACAAAATTAAACAAAA